ATCGGGGAAAACAATATCTACTGCTAATTGGACTAAACCTAACAACTGGGGTACAGAACCATTTGGATTAACTAATGGTGAAGAAGTAGATAACTTTACTAGAAGATCAGGAAGAAGGGTTTGGAAGATGTCATTTGATTCTTTAGCACCTGATAAAGTTATGCCTCAAAATATGATGATGAATAGCAACGGATATACTGCACAAGATAATCATTCAGTAGCAGCAGATGGAACATCTAGCCTATACAATATTAATAATTCTGAAGATTTTTATAGTGCTGTCGTAAATCGCACACTAGGGGGTCATTTGCCTATGGTCCTACAAATAGATAGTAGTGATAATTCACCATCTAACTTTGCTATTGTCCGTTTAAGTCCAAATTTTACCGTTACCCAGAAAAGCCCGTTACTCTTTTCATATAGTATTACACTTACAGAACAAATTTAAACTTCCTCTACCTCGCATACTCGACCAAAAGAATCTCTATTATTTTCTAGGGATTCTTTTCTTTAAATAAAAAAAGTTAATATATTTTTAATTATTTACTTGCATACAAGTTAAAAGAGTATTAACTTATAGTGTTGTCAGATTAATTAACTGGGGAGAAACAAAAAATGAAAAAAATAAAAGCAAAAGATATATTTGATAAAAAAGATTGTGAAATTTGTACAGATTATGGATATAAAATTAGTAGAGATGGCTATGTTTTATGTAAACAACACTACAACGAGGTAGAAGATTTATTCAAACAATTAGATAAAAGACAATAAACTAGGGAGAAACAAATGAACTCGTATTATTTTATGTATGTATTAAGCTTAATTAATGTTTTATGTATAGCTACATTAACCATAAGTCATTTTTTAAGAGGTTTTGAAGGTTGGTATCTAATCGCATTACTACTTATTCCTGCGATAATTATGGTAAAAACAATGGATAATATATAATGATACATAATGTACCAATTAATGAAAATAGTGCTGAATTTATCGTATTTTTAAGATGGTTAAGAGATAAATGGGAACTAGAAGGTAATAACACAGACATACTTGATGTGGTGCAAAGTCCATATAAGTTTGTTGATGAGATGAAAGAGTATAGAGAAAACGTAACGTATAATTAAATGAGAGGATAGAGAAATGCCTGTAAATATACACGGAAAAGAATACTACACAGTAGTAGAACGACTAAAAATGTTAAAGAATGATTTTAAAATAGATTATTCATTAACTACTGATCTGTTAAAATGTGATGATAAAGTGGTTGTTATGAAAGCAACATTAAAGATTGGTGATAATGTTTATACTGGACACGCTATGGAAAAGTTTGGTTCAAGTAAAATAAACACATCTAGTGCTTTGGAAAATGCAGAAACATCTGCAATAGGACGTTGCTTATCATCAGCTTCATATTTTGGTAGTGAATTTTGTAGTGCTAATGAGTTAGAAAATGCTTTAGTACAGCAAGATGAAATTACACCTGAACAAGAAAATAAGATACTTAAAGGTGAGTTGAAAGAAGCAAGAGATCAAGCAGATGCTGAACACCCTTTAGCTAATACTATTAAAAAAACTATGCAAGGTGTAGTTATTGATGATTCAAGTGATGATGTTATTGACTTTGGTAAGCATAAAGGCACAAAGTGGTCAGATGTAGATGAAGGTTATTTAAAGTGGGTAGCTAAAAACCTTGATAAACATAAAGATACAGCACAGAAACATTTAGACGCTAGGCAAGGTAAGGTTGTAGAAGAATTTGAGGACGAAGTACCATTTTAAACTATGGGGGGTGCAGCAGTTTCCACAACACGTTTTTCCCTTTGCTGTTGCACCTCCTTCCCAAACTAGGAGATATATGAAAAAAGTAATACAATATTTAGAAGATAATGAAAGAAGTTTAAGTTGGTTAGCTAGAAAGTGTGATGTATCACCTACAACTGCACACTACTGGGCAATAGGTAAAAACTCACCAACTAACAAGCATAAGGTTTTGATCCAAGAAGTAACGGGTATAAAGCTATGAGCAAGGGTTGGGTATCATTATATAGAAAAACACTTGATAATCCTATATTAAGGACCTCAAAGAAGTTTAGTACGTTTGAAGCTTGGATATGGTTATTGTTAAATGTTAATCATAAAGAACGTAAGGTTGTTATGGGTACTAGCATTTATAAAGTTAAGAAGGGTGGTATGATAACATCACAGAAGAAGTTATGTAAGTTGTTTGGCTGGGGTAATTCTAGGTTAAGGACCTTTTTACTTTTATTACAAAAAGATGAAATGATTGTGGTAAAAACTAACAAAAAATTAACACAGATAAGTCTATTAAACTATGACACTTATCAAGATTCTAAACCACAACCAACCCACAAACAAACCACTACCAAATCACTACCAAATACAAACAATAATGTTAATAATGATAATAAAGAAATAAGAGAAACTAAATTTAATAATAGAGTTAAGGAAATTTTTGATGAAAAACACCCATCTTGTTCAGATCAAGTATATGCAGACTTCTGTAACTATTGGACAGAATCTAATATGAGTGGTACAAAGATGAAGTTTGAGATGCAAAAAACATTTGATATAGCTAGAAGGTTAGCTAAATGGATTCAGAATAGCAAAGATTGGAATGTTGAAGGTAAAGTACAATTATCTGATTTTAAATTAGATGCTACTGGATATTGTTATGTTGGTTATTGTGATAAATGTGGTGAAAGTGATTTTTTTAAAGAGTATGAACTAAACAAAGATAGCAGATGTTGTAAGAGTAAAATAAAACCAAACAGAGGATAAAATGACTTTATTTAATGAAAATAAAATAATATTAGATTTATGTGGTGGTACAGGTTCTTGGAGTAAAATATATAAAGATAATGGTTATGATGTTAGAGTTATTGATCCTCAAGAATGGTTAGAAGATGATTATGGTACAGGAGATGTTAGATTGTATAAGAAACCTAAAGAAGAAATATATGGTATATTAGCTGCACCACCTTGTACACACTTTAGTGGTAGTGGTGCTAGATGGTGGAAAAACAAAGGCAAAGAACCATTACTAGAAGGTTTATCAGTAGTTGATGCTTGTTTAAGAATTGTATTAATAACTAATCCAACATTTTGGGTTTTAGAAAATCCAGTAGGAAGATTAAAACATTATATAGGTGAAGCAAAATACACATTTCAGCCTTATGAATATGGTGATGCTTATAGTAAGAGAACTTGTTTATGGGGTAATTTTAATATGCCTAAACCAACAGATATAGTAGAACCTGAAATGATTGAATTTATATCTAAAAAAGGCGAAAAGAAAAGAATGAGTAAAAATTATTATGATGCCTTTAAACTACCTGAAAATGAAAGAGCAAGATTAAGAAGTATGACACCAAAAGGCTTCGCAAAAGCATTTTATGAAAACAATAAATAAAGGAAAAACAGATGAAAAAATGTAAAGACATAGTATATAGCTTGTTAGAAAACAATCCTTCATTAAGAGATTGTGATGTTAAATTAATGTGTGCAGTATGGAAAAAGCAAAGTGGTTTAGGCTATTATTTTAGTGAAAAACCAATTAGTTTTTTATTTGATTTGATGCTAGAAAAGAAACTATCTAGTGCTGAAAGCATAAGAAGATCAAGAGCAAAGCTACAAGAACTGCATAAGCATTTAAGGGGTGATATGTATGAAAAAAGACATAAGTTGCAAAAAGATACTTTGTATGATTTAGATACAATGAGTGCAGAAGGTCAGGGAGTTGGTTACTAATGGCTGAAAAATTTAAAAACTGTAAAAAATGTAAACAAGACCTAGTTGGTAGGCAAAGAGTTAGAGTAAATGGTTATACTAGAAGTTGTTGTAGAGATTGCTACAATGCAGATTCAAGAAAAGCACAGGAAGAAAAGAAACGTAGGTTAAAAGAATGGAGAAAATGGTATGCTTAAATTAGAACTACCTATGAAGATATTAAGTAGGAACATATTAGATAGACAGCATTGGGCAGTAAAAAGAAAAGAAAAGCAACATTGGTGTTTACTGGTTAGGAATCAGATGCGACTTAATAAGGTTAGATTTACAGAAGAAAAAGAAAAACATTCAATAGAGATTATTAGTTATAGATCAAGAAAGTTAGACTATGATAATTTAGTAGGTGGTTGCAAGTATTTAATAGATAGCTTAATTGATGAAAAGCTAATATATGATGATGCTCCTGATTATTTAGATATAAAAATATCACAGGAAATAGATAAAAAACAAAGAACTGTTGTGATTATAAAGTAATTATATGTTTTAAAATTCATTTATTATATTATATTACAATACTGATATATGGATAAAAACACAAAAAATACAAAAACAAATGTTACAGATGTTACACTTTCAGACAAAAAAGAGAAGTTCCTAAAACAACTATCAGAGAACTTGGGTAATGTATCTGAATCTTGTAAAGCACTTAACATATCAAGACAAACATTTTATAGATGGAAAGAAGCTGATGAGCAGTTTAAAGAAAGCTGTGATAATGTTCCTGAAGAATTATTAGATTTAGCTGAAAATGCTTTACTTACAGAGATCAAAGACCCACAAAGTAAAGGTCATACAACAGCATATATATTTTATTTAAAGACAAAAGGTAAGAGTAGAGGATATACAGAGAAGCAAGAAGTTGAATTAGTTAAACCTTTTAACAGGATAGAACTAGAAGATGCTTGATAATCCATTATTAAAGAAAGAGAATTATTTTCCTCACCAATGGGATTTCCTAAAGAAAACTGGTAATCCTAATGCTAGAGTTAGTGCATTGGTTGGTGGGTTTGGTTGTGGTAAGACAAAGATAGGGCTAACAAAAACTTTAATAGCATTGGTTAATTTGCAGAATCCAGCACTAGGTAAGTCTAATGGTCTGATCTTATATCCTACTTATTCATTAGCAGAAGAAGTATTTGTAGAACCTTTTTGTAATCTATTGGAGAAGTGCAGTATACCTTATTCATATAATATTGCACAACATAAGTTTAAAACATTGTATGGTGATATAAAGATATATGTTACTAATCAAGCACATAAGATTGTTGGTAGCAGCTATACGTTTTGTTATATAGATGAGATTGATGTTGAATCTAAACGTAATGCAGAATTAGCAGTTAATAAAGCATTAGGACGTTTAAGAGGTTGTGAAGATGCAGAGTTGTTTATGACTACAACACCAGAAGGATTTAAGTTTGCACACGACTATCTTGTTAATAAAGCATCAGTTAATAAATATGTAGTACACGGAAGAACTGAAGATAATCCGTATTTACCTAAATCATACATTGATTCATTAAAAGAAAACTATGATGAGAACTTACTAAAAGCATATCTTAACGGACAATTCGTTAATTTGCAGAAAGGAATATGTTATAATGGCTTTGACCGAAAAAGAAACTTACAAGAGTGCAGATACAACCCAAACCTGCCTATACACGTGGGAATTGACTTCAATGTACAACCAATGGCTGCGTGTATCATACAAGAACAACCAAATAGTCCTCAAATTAAAGTAATTGATGAGATACTATTAACACAAGATGGTAGTGGTGATTTATTAACTGAACGTATGATGAATACAATTAAACAGAAATATCCTAGCAGAAAATACAATGCTTATCCTGATGCAACAGGTGCAGCAAGACATTCTTCTAGTAGGTTTAGTGATATACAGATAATACAAAGGTCAAATTTTATAGTACACGTTAGGCATATTAATCCTTTAGTTGTTAATAGAGTAAATAGTATGAATAACAATTTAAGCAAGGGCAATATAGTTATTGATCCTAAATGTAAGAATTTAATTAAAGATTTAGAACAAGTAGTGTTAAAGACTGGTACTAGGGAGATTGATAAAGCAAGTAACAGCGATTTGTCGCATATATCAGATGCTTTAGGATATTATGTAGATTATAAACACCCGTCTGTTCGTGCAAAAATAGGAACAACTGATAGATAACAGGAGAACAATATGATTCCAAATAGTGGAAAATTAGCAGTATTAATGTCAAAGTATGATGTGAAGCAGAAGATGAAGAACAAATGGAAGCAGGACAGGTATATGGCTTTAGATTACTACAAAGGTGATACTACTTCATACACATCTAATTACTTTAGTGAAACAACATTAAGCAAAGTAGTTACAGGTAATATAAACATTACTAGACGTATTATTGATCGTATTAGTTTGGTTTATATGACACCACCTATTAGAAGATATACAAGAGAAGATGTTACTGACTTCTTTATGCACAAAGACTTAAAACTACAACGATTAGAACGTATGTGTAACCTACTTGATGCTGTATTGGTTAAACCTTGTTGGAGAATAGGCGACAATGGTGGACATATTGAATATGATATTATTACTGACTATGAACCTATATTTGAAGATGACCCTTTAAACCCTGTTGCTATTATATATCCTATTGCAAAGAAAGATACTGTATTAGATGATACACCTGAATTGTATGCTTATTGGGATAGTGAAAGTCATTTTACTTTTGATAACAATGGTAAGACATATACAACTGATGACAATCCTGATATGATTAACCCTTATGGTCGTTTACCATTTGTTGAGTGCTTTAGAGATGGTAAGCCTGAATTTAGTTATTTAGATACTAATGCTTGTAATGATTTAATATCTACTAATTTATCTATTAATGTCGCAGAGACTAATAAAAATTGCAACGTCCAATTTCAGTCTTTTGGGTATCTGTTTGTTAATGGTTCAGGTATAGACCCTGATACTATGCAAGTAGGTCAAGACAAGATTAACTTTTTGGGTGTAGATGGTAGTATAAGCATTGTAAGTCCTCCTAATGCAATACCAGCACTTGATGAATCCATACAATCATCTTATAAAATGCTATCACAAAACTACCATCTGCCCATTAGCTTTGTAGAGGGCAGCACAGCAAGTAGTGGTGTAGCTTTAAAGATGAGGAATATAGAACTTACAGATGAACGTAAGTCAGATGTTACACGTTGGAGAAGTGTAGAGATGGAGCTGTTTGATTTAGAAAGATTAATTATAGCAGTTGAGGTTGGTCAAGATGCAGGTGATTTAGAAGATGTAGATTATGCTGAATCAGTTGAAGTTCTTAATGACCAAGAACAAAGAGATAAATGGGATTGGGAATTATCTAAAGGAATAATAGATTTAGCTGATATTATGATGCAAAAGAATCCTGATCTAACTAGGGAAGAAGCAGAAGAACTATTAGCAGACAAGAAAACTACATTTGGTGAAGAACCTGAAGAAGTAGCAACACCTGAAAGTTCACTACTACAAGCATTAGCTAAACCTGTTGAGTAGTGGCTAATCAAAACGACATAGATAGTGCTTCCGAACAAATAGCAAGGATAATGGATACTGCTAAAGGTGAATTAGTAGCATCATTAGTTGGGCTAGGCACACAAGTAACTGATCTAAATGTTTTTATAGATTCACTTATTTCATTAGATATAGAAGGAACTTTAAAAGCTAAGGTACAAAAAGCTACTACAATATATGCAGAAGCACACAGAAAGGTGTTAGAATCCACAATAAACTTTGCAGATATAGATGGTAGAGGGTTATCTGCATTTGCTAGGTTAAATGAAGAATTATTTGATAGTGCTATAATAAGAAATGTATCAGGACAAATAAGAACACAAGTAGCACAAGGACTACAAGCAGGACTAACTGCTAAACAAATAACACAACAGGTTGCAGTATCTAGTATATCTAATGCACAGATGCAAACAGTAGTTAATACAACATTAAACACATATTCAAGAATGGTAACTAATCAGATGATGGACATAGCACCTGATAATACCAAGTATGTATATATAGGACCTATTGATGATAGAACTAGACCTGAATGTTTAAAATATGCTAGAGCAGGTGCTATAACAAGAGCAGATATAGTTAGTAGAGGTGAAGATTGGGAAGAATCTTTAGTAGATGGTGGTGGTTTTAATTGCAGACATAAATGGGAAATACAATCAAAAGAAGGTGGTTTTAATGACCCTGAAGAAGCAAAGAAAAGGTTAGAAAATGCTTGATAAGAAATTCTTTATAGATGTAGGTCCTGAAGTTAGGGATAAATACAGAAAACATATATTTAAAGGTGCTAAAGATGTTAAGGGTACGAAATTTAAAAGTAATTATAGTAGTGAATATGCTAAAAGAAAAAAAGCAGGTGGTAAAGGTTTTATAGGTGGGTTTCCTTTTAATGCACCTGTTGCTAGTGGTGATACTTTAAAAGATTATAGTTTAATTAAAACAATGTCTAATGGTTTTCAAATAGGTTGGACAACATTTGGTGCTAGAGTACAATGGTTAATGGATATGGGTAGAGTATTAACAAGTGCAGATCAACCATTACCTACAGGTGTACAGAAGTATTTATTTAAAGAAGCAGAGAAGTATAATGGTAAAGGTTTAATAAAGATATTTGGTAAGAATAAAACGACAAAACATAAGATAGGTAAAAAATAATTGTTTTATTTTACAATTATAAAATTATATTATAATTAAGAATTTTCAATAAAAACTCACAAAAGAGGTTAAATATGTCAAATGAAAATGTAGAAACTCAAACTACCAGTAATGAAAATACTGAAACAAATCCTAGCACAGAAGCTAGTCAAAAGAATGTACCTTATGATAGATTCCAAGAAGTTGTTTCATCTAAAAATGAAATGGCTAATCAGATCGGAAAGTTACAAGCACAGATAGACAAAATGAATCAGACATCTAAACAACAACAAGAAGCTAAAATGGTTGAAGATGGTAAACTAAAAGAAGCACTTGATATTGTTAGTAAAGAAAGAGATACATTTAAAACTGAAGCTGATAAATGGAATACTTATCAAACAGACAAAAGAGATTCATTAATGAGTAAATTAACTGATGACACTCACAAGTCAATAGCAGAAGGTTTGGGTGATTTAAATAAACTAGAAACTTATGTTGGTAGTGTTACTAATGTTAATGCACCTTCTACATCAACTGCAAGAGCCACTACTGGATCAGCAGGTGAAATGGGTGGTTATTCTTCGTGGGAAGAATTTGCTATGAAAGACCCTAAAGGTGCAGGTAAAGCAATAGAAGAATCTACTAAAGGTTTCATAAAATAAAATTAAAAAACCACATAGTGGTTGGTGTGAAAATGAAGGCTAACAAGCAGTTGAAACACATTTAAGATTAAGGACGTAAAATGGCTAATACAGACGTAGGCATTGCAGCAGGTGGTTTAGGTAAAACTATCGCAGCAGCAATCGTACAATTTAACAAAGCAGCAGTAACTCCTAGCACTATATCAATGGCTGCAGCAGCACAAGGTTCTAATGTTGTTCAGTTTCCAATATATAGTAAGTTAGGTGTAAGTGATGTAACAAACGAAGCTACTGGAGATGAAGATACAGAAGTAGCAGCAACAAGTATCACAACAGCAGCAACTAACGTTGAGGTATTAAGAAATCATATTAATGCAAGAGTAACTGATCTTGCAGCTTATGGTAACTCTGATGCTTTAATGGTAAATGCAGGACAAGTTTTAGGTAATGCAGTTGCAGCAGAATTTGATGCTAATATTTGTGCTTTATTTGATGGTTTTGCAACATCAAAAGGTACAGATGATTCATTAAGATTTATTGATATAATGGACGCAGTTGCTTCACTAGAAACTAATGATGCACCAAGACCTTATAGTGCAGTATTACACCCACAACAAATGTATGGTTCTTTTGGTTTATCAAATGAACTTGCATTAACAGCAACAGCTTCAAGTGTTGGTGCTTTTGCACACGGTGGTGCTGTATCTGTTGGTGAGCAGTTCTACAAAGCAGGTTTTGTAACTGACATAGCAGGGATTAGTTTCTTTACTTCTCCACAAGTTATTGATGGTGCTACTGGAAGAAAAAAAGGTGCTATATATTCTAAAACAGCATTAGGTGCAGGATATATTGACTTCGGTGGTGGTAACTTCATAGAGTTAAGAACTGAAAGAAACGAGTTAGGTGCTTCTACTAATATGGTTGCTAATGGTTATTGGGCAGCTTCAGAATTAGTTGATTTACACGGTGTTGAAATACATACTGAAATCTCGTAATAGTTAAGGATCAATGTTTATGGAGGGTGTCGGATACCCTCCATAGACAACTAAAAATATGTCAAAGAATATTATAAGAAAATCTAAACCTAAAAAAGATATAGGTAATTTAAACAACAAAGAATTTGGTTGTGAGTTAGACCCTAGTAACAACTTATGCCTAGCAGAAGATAGAGATAAAGGGCAACAAGCATACTACAAAGGCTCTAAAATGAAGTATATGGATTATATGCAAGAAGTGTCAGACAGAATTGATAGGAATAAAAAAGGTAAAGGTGCAGACAATATTGGAATGTTTGGAGGAGTAAGTTTTGATAAAGACGGTAACATTATAAAATCTTAATTGGAGAAATAAATGAAAGAAACTAAAAAAGAAACTAAACCAGTAGCAGAAAAAAAAGCAAAACCTGTTGCTAAAAAACTAAAAGTTACTAAAAGTAATGGTAATGTTATAGTTAGAGATCATTATAAAGGTTTAACTAAACAATACGAAGCTAAAGGTTGGAAAGTAGAGGAAGTTTAATATGGATATTATTTTTACACCAAAAACAACAGAAGCAGCATTGGGAACAGATGATGCAGGTTCTTCAAATGTTGGAACTTCAGAGTTTGTTAGGTTACATAATACAGCAGCAACAGGGACAGAGTACCTTGTAACATTAAATTCATCAGATGGAACTGATTTAGGTACATTTTCATTAGATGGCTCTGATACAGTTATTATTAGAAAAGCATCAACTGATAAAATATTTGCAGCAAATGCAGCAGTTCTTGCTTGTGGTGTAGATGTAGTTTTTCCTGCACAGCCTAATAAATATTCAAGGTCAACAGATTAATGTCCTTAATAGATGATATTAAGAAACACGAAGGATTCAGTTCCGTTGTGTATAAATGTACAGCAGGTTACGATACTATTGGTTAT